TGGTGTAGCTAGGTTTGTAATTTTTTGAGAGTTAAAGCTTACACTTGCTGTAGGAGCAGTCATTTGATCAAGTCTATTAGTACGGACTTGTGTATCAAAGCCTGACACATTAGCAGCAGGAACACTACCACCAGCGATTGCTGTTATTCTACCTTTGTTATCAACAGTAATGGAGTTAGGAATAGTTGTAGTACCAGCAGAAACTCCGCTAGTAGCTAATCTATCCGCATTAAGAGTTCCTGAAACAATATTAGTAGCACTAATATCAAGAAGATCTCCAGCTACTATTGCTCTTTCAGTTGCTCCTGTGATACGGCCTTTAGAGTCTACAACAAGTTCAACTAAAGGAGTAGAACCATTACCGTAAGTAGAAGCAGTTACACCAGAAACAGGTAGATCATCTACAGTCATGTTTCTGGAAGCAATAGCAGTTGCTCTACCCTTAGCATCGACAGTCATGTATACCATGTTATTAGTATTACCAGCTGTAGATACACCATAGTTTCCTGCTGTTGCTCCGCTGTTAGCTAAAGCATCAACTGGAAGTGTATAGCCTTGTCCTGATACATTACTTAGTTTTGATAGTGGAATGTTACTAAGAACAGTATTAGTTAGTGTTCCTGTAGTAATATTGGTTGCATTGCGTACCTGACCTAATGTAGCTGCGTCTGAGTTATTCAGACCATCAGCCATTCCTGTAATACGCAAAGGCGAGCCATTAAAAGGAGTTGCTGTAAAATGACCAGAAAAAGGAGTAGCAGTTCCGCCATTCATTGTTGTTCGGCGTACTGTTCCTTGTGTAATAGCATCATAAACAGCACCAACATTGGTTGCAAAGGTTGCACCAGACACAACACTAGAACCAATACCTGTGCTAAACTCTACATTAATTTCACCAATAGACTTGCTATTTAGATCTTTGATGTAGTTATTCGACATCTTAAGATCACTACCACCCAAGAAGGGACCATCAACAGCATTTTCATCAAACTTAAGAATACTTTCATTTCTTATTTTAGCAATAAGCTCTTGAATGATATACTTTAGCTGATTGAACTGAAGATTTAATTGTGTTGTAGTTAGTCTTGTACCGGGAGCAAAGGTAACAATACTATCAATAGATAAAGTCTTTCGTCTAATAATTACAGTATCTGGTCCTCTTAGAACATTGTTTATATTTGTTCCAGTATTGTTAACTAAGAAGTTAGGAATATCCAGAGTTTGTATATTTTGATTTGAATCTAAAGTTTCTAAAACAAATGTTCTAGATTCTGGATAATACAAATTATTAGTAGTGTAAGTAGGAATTGTACTTAGATCAACTATAGTTAAAATTTTAGTTTGTTCATTAATTGAATACCATGCTTTAGGAAGAATAAACATTTGGCGTCTATCAGCAATGGTAAACACATTTTCACTAAACTTTGTGTCATAACCTGTATCAAAGATACGCTCAACTTCAATTTGATCTATAAGAGGAACATTAGGAAGAAAGCTAAGTGTACTTAAATCAAATGTTCTTGCGGAAATAGAAGGATTAAGTTCTCCTGAAAATGTCAGAGAAACCTGAGCAATTTCTAAGTTATTATATGTTGTCATTATTTCTCCGATTAGGTATCAATGGTTGTATACTTTTGTTTAAACTTACCTTTGAACTCCATATTTGTAATATTTACTGGAGTTGGATACTCACTTGAAACTGATATAGTAGTTGAATCTGAATAACCCATAATTTTTGTTACAAATTCACCTTGAACTTGAAAAATTTCAAGAGGAAGGGTATCTTCGTGAGCAGTATATTCTGGTCTAGTTGGAATATAACTAGTTGTAAAAGCTGTTCTACATCTATGAGTTATTTCAATATCATATGGTCCCGTATAATAATGCCTAAAAACAGCACTACGAATATTTAAGACACCATCAATAATATTGTTATTTTCATCTCGTATAAATAAAGTACTAAGTTCTACTTTCATTTTAAACTTAATTCCAATATAAACGTAATAGCCCTGTACAGCATAGTCTGCACCAAGTACAATTATTTCGGTATAGGGATTATTATTTTCATCGAGTTTATTTAAAACAGATAAAGGCTGAATAGCAACATTACTTAAGTCTTCTGCTGTTGTTTGCCATCCTTTAAAAAGGACTACAAAATATTGGGAAGGGTCTGTAATATCTGTATGTCCGGGTAATCTATAAGTAGTGCTTGCTGTATAGGGATCATAATCTGCATTCCAGTGAGTAACTTGAGCAGTACTATTAATAATTTTCATCTTAAACATTCGGTCAAGACGAGGAACATATACATCTTCATTTAGCATTAAGTTTCTATAGAGATAATACTTGTAAGTTCCTTCGTTTTTACTTGTTTCTCTTTTACTAATGACATACATATAATTATCATAGCACTGAAGAGCTTCAATAGATTCTTCATCAGCTAGCATATACCTATAGAATGAGTTTTGAATAACCCTATCACCACTAAATCTATTAATGTAACCATAGATATGATTGCTATTATCATCATCAACAAACAAAAGTGTATCCTGAGCTGGAGCTGTAGCTGCTGCTCTATACTTTCGTGGGAGATAACCAGCTGCTTGGCTTGAAACTTCAGCAGCTGATGCATAACCCATAGTGCCTTTACCTGTAAATAGGAATAGACGCTGTGAATCAAAGAAGTACAACCGTGATCCAATGAACTGAGGATCTAAAATAGGAGCAGTAGAGTAGTAAGTAACAGGCGCTACTGCAACATTGGTTGGAGACATTTCCTGACCATTGGCCGACATCAACTGAAACTGTGTGTTGGCCTTGGTATTGATGAACATATACTCTTCAAATGGAGTCATACTTGTGATTTCACAGTAGTTATTTGAAGAAACACGAATATCAATTGGATCTGTAATTACAATATTGGAAGGATCATCATAGAATAAATTTTCATACTCCCCTGTTTGAGAAGAGAAGATGACATCATCCGCAGCAAACCAAAGTCTATCTTTGAATACTGCAATACTTGTAATTGGTACTTGCCTTAAAGACTTTCTATCGACAGTCTTAAAGATACTTGGACCGGGGTTAGATCGCTTATCGCCACTTGTTCTGGGAGTCCACTTGATTGGCTCCATTTTCCATGTAGTTACATTGGAGGCATTGATTGTTACGACAAGTTTCTGTGGCATTCTACGAGGATCAATGTAAGAATGCTCGTCAGGTGTTCGTACCTTTTGAAGATAAGGGCGACCTGTTGTTGTAATTTCGGTTGTGTGGGTTACACCACCAGTTGTTCCGCTTGTTTTATAGATACCTTTAGTTACATCTGAAGGACTGTAATAAAACTTCTGATCTGTTGGATTCCAAGAAATGACTCTATAGAAACCAGCGGTAGAGTTTAGATATGGATTCACCATAAAGAAAATCTTACCGCGACCGTCAATCTTACCATCTAAGTCTGTATCAGGATCATACAATAGACGAAGCATTTGTCTTGCTTTGTTGTCTGTTGTAGCTGTAAGCTTTTCATTATTGGCGTACCAATCATCTGCTTCAGGTGGTAACTTTACTTCAGATAAATCATCTACCTTTTGACCAAGATACTGTTTATCTGATTGATAGTAGAAGTAATCATCTACTGAGATATAATCAGCACTTGGAATTGCAATTGAATAAGTTGTTGTGGTATCTGGATGTGCTACGGGCCAGCTAGCAACTGTTGCTTCTCTTGTAGAACCTACATAATCTGTAATAAGAACAGCTGTTGAACTTGCGCCAGTTCCACCAGTCAATGTAATATACATATTATTGTATGTATCGTCTACATCTGAAGCTGATGTTGCTAGTTGGATTTTGGTTGATGAACCACTTCGTGCTAAACCAGTAATAACTCCGGGCTTCCAACCAAGAAGAATATCATCGGCTGTTGCTGGCTTCAAGTCATCACCAGTATCATATACTTTCATTACTTTAGATGCGGTATAGTAAGTAAGCTTACGCCCTTCAATATCATCTATTGCTGTAACAGTACCATTAAGATCAAATAACTTACCACCAACATCAGAGCTGAAGCCAGCTCGTACATTTTTATTTAGAACAACAATGCTTGACCCTAAAGACACAGCCTTAAGAGATTCTTTGGCTGTTTTGTTATTTGGATTATGCGTAATATATGCACGGGTAGTTGAACTTACTGTGCCACTTGCATTGGTTTGCGTAGCTGGAGTAAGATCTTCCCAAGATCCAGTAGGATATACACGGAAGATATAGAATAACTTATCGCCATCAGCAGTAGCATCAAAGTCAATAACAACTAAAAATGTATTGTCTTCGTTAATACTGTACCAATAGAACCACAAGTCATGGGTAGGATCGACAGCGGCCAATGAATACAAATCAAGGCGCATTGAGTTTAATCCTATGTTCCATGAAGAAGCCGTGGTTACGGTTTTCTGTGGTACAATTTCAAATCCGGGTCGCTTTTCAAAATTACGCTCAAGAGATACAAGAGCATTATCTATGTTTTCCGCTTCATTTGGCTGTCTTCTATTTGGAGATTGTCGCCCTACGCTATTTAAGGTATAGACGGGAATCTTGGTACTAACCAAGCCAGCCCGTGGTCCTCTTCGTCGTATTGCCATTAAATACCTCCGGTACGCCAGTACCTAAATCTGTTTGGATCGCTGAAGTAACGAGAGCGCATTGCTGCATCTCTTAGAATACTTGAGGATGAGAAGATGTTTTTTTTCTTGTCATTTACATCTGCTGCTTTGCTTTTGACACCATAGAGTTGCTCTTGATATCCTAGGAAAGCATCAGTTGCTTCGTCACCTTGGGTAATGCTCTGGTAATGTCGCATAGCCGTAGCAAGAACAGCTCGCTGTGCGGTTGTTTCCAGATTTTCCCAAGGAAGTTTCATAGTGTATTCTACATAATAAGGACCAGACTTATATTGCCAAACATCTGTGTTGTCTGTAATATTCCAAAGTCTTGCTGGAGATGAATTGAATAAGCCCCTTGCTTTAATGATTTGCACACCATCGCTGGCAAAGTGGTTTGAGATCAACTCAACTGCCAGAATACCTTCTTCATCGCTGTCTGGAGTAGGAAATACAATAGGACCGTTAGCGGTTAGTTCGTATTTCTTAATGAATTTGTTTGAAACAAGCCCTCTTAACTGATAGTCAAGACTTGTCTGTTCTAAAATAGTATCGGCAATTCCGGTATCAATACCAGATTCACCTTCTAGGTCGGCTACAAGGTTCTCACCCGAAGCCAACAGCATTTGATTAATTGCTTGTAACTTAGTAATTAAGCCCATATAGCCTCCTGTTGTTGTTAAAGAAAAAACCCACCGACTCCCACTTAAGGGAGCCGGGGGTAGATATGAGATCACCTCCTCTTCAGACGCGGTTCATAAACACAAACCCGAAAGCAGAGAGTGAATCAATCATTAGACTACAGAGAAGTACTCTGCGCTGAAGCCGTTTGCGAGGTTGTTTGCAGCACCGTTGAGTAGTGCGCGGAGATCGCTACGAGAAGTATTACCATCAACACCAACGATAGCGCGGCAAAGCTCTGGACGGATTAGACCAGTACCCTTCATCATGCTAGCAACGGTGAACTGAGTGTTACGACGAACATCAGCAACAGTATCAACCTTCATGCCCTGTAGAGATAGACCAGCAATTGCCTCTGGCTGGAAAATAATTCCGTGGAGGTTGATGGCATCGCACTTTAGGTTGTACTTAGCAGAACCAATTGCAGCACCTTCAAGGTCTGTCTTTGGTAGGTGGTTGCTCTTGACAATCTTGACACCCATATAATCAAGGCTGTCGGTCATAGCATTCATGCCCATTGTGTATGGTGCGCCAAGACCACCGTACTCGTCTGAACCACCGAACATTGGGTTCTTGGTAAAGTTAGTACCAGAAGTAAAGTTACTATTACCAGAAACAGTTAGAACATCGGTAGAACGAGTCAAGCCAAGACCACGAATAACTTGGAAGACCTTTGGTGTAACAACGCAGTAAACATTGTTAACCTGTACATCGTTCTCCTGACACTTGACGAGGTAATCCTCAATGGCTTCTAGAACCTTGAGAGCGGTTACTTCGGTTGCAGCTGAAGGAGCTACCGCACCAACATCAACTGGAGCTTGGAAAGCA